GTCTCCGTTCACATCGGCGCCAGCCGCATGCTCAACACTCCGAGCATGAAAACGGGCATTTGTGTGAACGGGACCCCCTCGGGCGGTTGTTAAACAGCGCATCTGCGCACCTTAATAGACAGTCGATCTTGGAGTATAGCCATGTCAACCTACGTAATCCCGCTCGGTACCAATAACGATTGGCGCAACACTGAGGCAGTCGGTTTCGACCGCTCTGTCAGGTATGCATACCTTTCGGTTGTCACCAAGGAGATAGGCGTGGAAGACAGAGCCCTCTGGGATCGACTCTTTGACGTCTACGAAGGTGTGTATGATGTGCTGCGTGCCTATACCGAGGTTTTGGACGGTCGTGGAGTTTCAACTTCCCAGTTGAATCTCCATCGTATTGTCGAGGCCTTTGGTTGGGTACAGGCGGCCCAGGTCATTGGATTTCTCAACTGACCTAGGATGTTGCCATGAGAGAGCGGACCACTGTCACCGGGGAATTTTCGAATCACGTCAGTTATGACGCGTTTCTTAACCCCTCGGGCGATGTCTATTATCACCAAGATTCATATGTTGGTGAGGTCAAGACGAAAGTCATCCAAGACATCGAAATCCCTAACTTTAGGGCTCTCAGAAAGTGCGGCGCTTTTCTGCCGATCAATCCGTGCCTTATCTCTACCGTTACAGTGAGGCGCGTGGCTGGCTCCGGAGGATTCCATCTTTACAACCCCGACGGGTCCGTTTCACGGTACTCGTCAGGATCGTTGTGGGTGACTTTGCCGGAACTAGTAACCTTACCTGAACCCGACCCAGGCCTTTCTGCAGCTGTCGTGACAGAAGCTGCTGCCAAGGCCTCCCAAGTGACCTGGGACGTCTTAACCTTCCTTGCGGAGATTAAGGAGTCCCACGAGCTGGTCGCCAAAACCCTCGGAAATCTGTACGAGTATGCTTTTCGTGCAGCACGGAGGGCTCGTCGTAACGCTAGACCAGGCAAAAGCCGGCTTAAGTTGTTTGCCGACTACTGGTTGGAATATCGTTACGGTTGGATGCCTCTTGTTTATGATGTCAATGATGCTGCGAACGCGCTTTTGCACGAACGCCGCAAAGGAGACCTCATCAAGGGGAAGGGTTATCGTAATGCGCCGGATACCGTGACTGCTACTCACTCTGTCAATACGGGCACCGAGACCTGGTACTATACCGATACAATCGAGTATAGTTACCAATATCGGTCAACCTGCTATGCTGAAGTGATCAATCCGGTACTCGCAACGTATGGCTTTAATCCGGTGGCTACGGCATGGGAGGTCGTACCCTTTTCCTTCGTCGTCGACTGGTTTGTCGACGTCGGGGGGTGGATACGGTCTCTTATGCCCGAAGTCGCAGGTGTAAGCTACCTCGGTGTGGGAGCTTCGAACAAGCTCATCACCACTCGTACACAGACATGTAATATCGTCTGGGACGTGTTGGCGAACACTGATGGTTCGATTACAGGTATGAAGACGGAGACCAAAGCTGAGGTCTACCGTCGCACCCCTACGGGGATCCCACCGGTTCCTCACGTCAATGTGAGGCTCAATCACGTGCGTCTAACTGACCTGGCCGCGCTTGTGCTCGGTGGAAACCGAAAACTCGCACGGATCCTTGGCTAATTGACGCACATAACTTGGAGTAAAACCACTGTTATGAATCTCCCGAACGTTGGAGGTACCATGACTGGCGGCAGTACGGTCGCGCTCACCCCGGCAGGCATCACCGCCCCCGGGAAAAGCACGTATACGATAGCGGGACATACGCTATTGAATCCGAAGACCGTCGACTTCTTCACCACCCGCCCGAAGACTCAGAATACGAGTCCGGGCACCGCGCGGAACGGATTCACCATCCGCCTTGCGAATCGGGTGACGGAGGAAGGTTGCTGCACTGTGGAAGCTGGTACCGTCATTATCGATGTGAATGTTCGGTGGCCGTTGAATCAGCCACAGACGATCCTCGACGATGCGGTCAAGTATCTGCAGGCACTCGTGAACAACTCGGCTTTCGTTAGCCAGGTGTCCTCGGGCGTTCTGCCGACAACCTGATCGGTTTCTCGGCTCCAACTCCACCACGGTAAGACAACCGCGATGGTGCACCTAGGTAACAAACCCTAGGGATACCGGTCGCTCAGAAGGATGTTATTCCCAATGAGTACAGAACAAAAGTTCCGCAATGAACCGGTAATTTCAAGTCCTTTGGATCTAGCGTACATCTTTGCCAGGGACAATCTACAGGATGACCTTCCAGCCTGTGACATCGTGTTCCGGCACATCCGTGCCGGCGATTTTCACGCTGCTAGCTCTCATCTTGAGGCCCTAACACGTCCCGAGTTCGGGAACGTGGAAGTTCTCTTCCGTCGGCGACAGTTCGCGGCTCTACTTAGCAAAGTCCCTTATAAGGGTTCTGCTAAGAAACGTCGTAAAGCTGCGTTGACGGCCTTCGGTAAGGCGGAAGCCCAATGCCGTAGGACAAATCGGAGGTTGCGGTTTTACTACAACCACCCGGAGAGAGAACACGAGCTTTATCGTATCTTGCTCACCCGAGCTCGTGCGAAGGTTTTGGAGCTTCTTGGGTCTCCCACCATTTCCGATGGGTTACTTAGGAGGCTTTTCGACCTTGCTCGTCCTGGTAAAGGCGTCTCGATAGGGTCACATAATAAGTTTAGAACCGGCCTAGTTTACAAACTAGCGGATACCGATCTGGCAGTTACTTCGTCAGCTCGGTGGTACGCGCATCAGATGTTAAGCGGCGACCGTCATTGGTCTAACCTTCATATCGATGCGGACTTTGGTTCGAAAGCTTACACGTACCCCTTCGTGCTCAGCGAGTCTTCCCGAATAACGTGTGTTCCAAAGAACGCACGGACTGACAGAACTATCGGCGTTGAACCAGCTATGAACGTCCATTTACAATTGGGCGTTCACGAACTGTTCTCGGACATCATGACGAGGGCGGGTAATACCGTCCTCGAAGGTGGCCAGGAACGGAACCAGGAGCTGGCTCGTCTGGGGAGTTTGAAGCCCTATGACGAGAGGTCACCTGTAACTATTGACCTCAAATCTGCGTCCGACACTGTGAGTGCCGCATTAGTTGAGAGGCTCTTCCCACGCGAGTGGGTGGGGCTCCTTGACGACTTGCGGTGCAAGTCATACAGGTTGGACGGCCGAACCTACGAGTTCCAGAAGTGGAGCTCAATGGGCAACGGCTACACGTTCATGCTGGAGACTATGATTTTCTATAGCCTCGTGCATGCAGTGAATACCTGGACCGGAGGCAGCATCAACTCTGTTTATGGAGATGACATTGTCTGCGAGAAAGGTTCGTCACTACTCCTTATAGAACTTCTCAGGTACTGCGGCTTTTCCGTCAACACGGAGAAGACTGCTATACTTGGGTATTTTAGGGAGAGCTGTGGAGCTGATTGGTACTTTGGCATGTGTATTACACCAACGTACTTACGCGAGCTCAAGCTCAGACCTACCGATATCTACCGGGTCCTTAACCGGTCCGACTATCGGTGTGTTTGGGGGGGAGCACGTTCGTACTTGCTTCGAGAGCACCGGGAGAAATACCCGATTTTGTACGGCTTAGAACACGAAGATGACAGTTGTTGTCTATTCGTTGACTTCGTCGAGGCGAAAGCTCGAGGAGCACTGACGTGGAAACCCAGAATACAGAACTGGGTCTTTCATAGGTGGGAGTTTAAGCCCATCAAGGAGAGACATCGTCAGGAAGTCCTGTACGCCGCCGCATTGCGCGGGGGCGGGAAAACAGGCATGCCAACTGTCCGTGGGCGGGGAAGTTACCG